ATGAAAATTAGAAAAGTTGTTTTAACAAAAGCAGAGAAGTATTCTGATGAAATGGGTAATGAGATCCAGTACGAAGGTAGTTGTGACGTCAAACTAATTCAGTTTAGAGGATCTAATAATAAACTTATCATTCATAAAGATGCATCATTAAAATATTTTGAGATATATTTTGACTGCAACAATGGGTATTTTGAAATTGGCCCATGCCATATCGCAAACAAAGGTATACAAGCCCATATAAGAGTGGGTGAGAATTCCTCCATAAAAATAGGCTCTGATTTCACTTGCACTGGTAAAGGTATGATTTCTGCTGTAGAAAACTCAAGCATAATTATTGGCGATGACTGCATGTTTTCAAGTGGAAATGAAGTTAAAACTGATGACTCCCACCCTATTTTTAGTGTAGTAACAGGTGAACGTATAAATATGCCAAAATCTATTTATATTGGAAGTCATGTCTGGGTTGGCCGCCGAGCGGCAATACTTGGTGGTGCAGAAATCGAAAGTGGTAGTGTTATTGGCTATGCAGCTGTTGTTAAAGGACACGTCCCAAATAACTCTATTGCAGCAGGAGTTCCAGCAAGAGTAATAAAAAAAGACATTGCCTGGGAAAGACCTCATCTCTCCATACATAAACCTTATGTAAAGCCTAATAAGGACTCCATAAAAACCACAAGTGAATATTGGAACCTAACAAAAGAAAAACAATAAAAACACACCATATATTGAACGACAAGTAAATCACATGTCACTCCTAGAATGCGGTATCTTTAAGGAGTGACATTTATCTATAACAAATTACTAAAACACCCAAAAAACATAGACTTCAATTGGTAATATTGAGACTTAAGGTGTCAGTAAAATAGTTAATTTGCAAGCTTATTTTCCAGTTCTTCAATCCTCTTTATAATATTTTTCTGACGTATACCTAATGCAGCAATCATTAGATACTGTAATTCATCATTTCTGAATGCATAGCGTTCTCCTGCTTCATGCGTAATAGTTATAGCCTCACGAACAAGGTTACCTTCATCATCATAAACAGCTGGATCTGTATCTGTATATGCATCCCATCTGTCATAGCAGATCGCTCCGTATTTAAATGGATCAAGTCCATTCTCTCTGAATATTTCCATTGCCCGTTGCACCGTAAGTCCGGCATGAAGTCTGGCATCAGCTCCCTTATTTTTTACACTATCAAGCCATTGATAAAAACCAATTTCATCAACAAGAGCTAACCCAACCGCCTGCTCTTTATCGGAAAGAGTTCTGACTTCCGTTTTCTCTGTTGCATCAGATGTATTTATAGTTGCAGTCCCTGCGTAGACCTGAGAAAAGCGGTTAACGGACCTTCCAAGTGATACCTGGTTATCAGTTGTTGGCCTTAATGTCGTCGTCGCCCATGTCGATGTAGTATCTTTAGTCGCAGAAAATACTGTTACATTCCCCTGCTTAAGTCTGACGACACCTCCATCTGTAGAGGCAAGTATCAACTCACCAGCCGCAGATGGACAATCAGCAGCATGGATATCAATATAAGCACCACCCGCAGTATTCCCATCTTTAGAACGGAACTGCATACCTCGAAAGTTTGAGTCGAATACTGCTTTCGTACTTACCCATGAATTATTGTCATGTCCGTAATCTGTATCAAACAGGTTAAGGTTATTTCCATAATTCAACTCGAGGGATTTGGTATACTCTCCAATGGCTTCGTCAAATATCGCAATAGTAAATGAACCGTGCTCACGGTTAAAGGCGATATCAGTTCCAGCATAATATTGATGCGCGGTTCCGGTATACGGATCGGATTCTGCACCATGCACTGGATGGTTGCCAAGAATATCAGACAGGTTTGCTATTCCAAACAGATGCTTATTTCTGCGAGTATAATCACCTGATTTATATGTTGCGCCTGAATCCCATTCACCACTTGTCGCTGCAAGCGATGTTTTTAACCAATAAGACCTGTTTGTCGGAAGATTTCCCTTGTTATCACCAGTAACAATACTTACCCAATTTTTACCACGATGGCTTACAACATCCCCTGCGCTTTTCCATACATCCATAGCACCACAGACAAGTTCATCACCTCTTATTGCCAGCCCTTCAGGCTCAAAGCTAACCGGAACTCCGATTTTAGAGTCAGAACCATTTAACTGAGTCTCTGTATAAAGTGATGCGGCAAGTGATACAGGAAATGAACGTATTAGCGTACCACCCATATCATAAATCTGTACTGTCCTTACGCATCTTGCAGGAACGCCACCCCAAATTGTGTAAATATATCTGCTATCTGATGTAATACCCTGAAGTGTTGCACCATACTGACCTTTACCACGGACAAGTGGAACAGGACCATTAATCGGTCTAACTTTCATTGGGTTAGAAGAAGATTCCACTTCTTTGCGATCATATACGTATAAAAAGCGGCCAGTCCCAGCGTTTGATGTCGCAATTAATATGACATATCGCCCATCATTAGATACACAAATACTTGCCCGCTGCGCAAGGTTAATCAGATTATTATCACCCGGCTCACCAAATACTCGGTAATGAGTTATATCTTCAGCAGATGTTGATGCCCCTTTCCATTTTGTCTTTGAATACCCCTTCCCTCCTAGAGAGGAACCAGTCTCAGCAATTGTTGTTGTAAACAGATATAGTTCACCGTTCTCTATTGTGGCAGAAAGATCTGAACCGTGACCAAGAGGCAATGGCTCTGTAAATGTCACAACATAAAGAGTTGAACCATCGCTTGTATAGTGCCACTCACTGATCCTTGTGAGGGTGTCCGTTCCCCAGTTAGAACCTCCAACCTGTTGAGTGATAAAAACCTTCTCAATACCTTCATGCCTTACACAAGCTATTCCCTGCAATGCATTTTGTGCATTCGCATATATAGTTGGCGCATTGATATCATCACCAAAATTCAGGGTCGCAAGTTTTCTTTGTCCAATGGAGAAACTTTGCATCGGCGGATTAACAGAAATGCGAACACCATTACTGATTAGAACACCATCACCGGAGAAGCGTGAAATATCTATTTTCGATGCATCAACTATAAACTCACCAGAAGGCACATGAACCAAACCACTATTTCCTGCGCTAGATGCGGCGTCAAGAAAAGCCTGTGTTGAATCTCTATTCGCAGAGTCATCCGCCCCCCACCCGCGAACGTCTTTATCATCCCGCCATCGTGCAATCTGTAATTCAGGGTATTTTTTAGCACCATCAGGATCTTCTAATTGCTGCCGTAACTGATCCGGGTCATACTTCAGCACATTCGGAAAATAGAACTGCTGCGTACCATAAGCATCGTACACAGCCATAGAGTGTCCTTTCACAGTAACGAATTTGGCAATCTGTCCGTTATATACAGGATATCCAGCAGCATTGATAACGATTGGTTGCGAAACAGGAACGTGAGAACCTTCTTCATTCTCTACATAAACCTGAATCTGGTTTTCAGGATTTACAGGGTCAGTGTCAATTTTACCGATATAAATTTTGCCATTAGCTACGGCTTTAAAAGAACGAGCCATAGTGAAGAGTTGCGAAGGCATCCCAATTACAACATTTGGAGTTATATCAGGCATATTAGTCATCCTGTTTGAAAATTTAGATATTGAAGAAAACGGAATGACTGCAGACAAAGATGCAATTGTTTTGAAAAATAATCTTCTATTCACTTTAAAACTATGCAACATGAACAAAACAATTATTTTACAACAAACAAGAATCTTGATCAACAGACATATGCTTTATGCGTTTAATGCGTCATTTAAAAATAACAAGTACTACTTTTATTCCTATCGTCCATGATTTTCATTTTCAAATATTATTAAATAACAATTCCTATTTATAATATCTGTCATTTAATTTGCTCCAGATACAAGGAATCGCCGCAGCATGGCTACGGTGAATTTTGGGCATAAAAAAACCCAGCCGAAGCTGGGTCGTTGCGTTGGTTATCTGTCAGTAGTTATGTACTGAAGGAGGCAATTCTTTATTCTTAAGTCTCATCCATGCGGAAAGATTCGTTGGTCCGTCTGGCTCATTGATATCAACATCTCGTGTGTGATTGATTAAAACGTCTCTCGCCATTCCGATAACATACGAGAATTCATGACCGTAGTCGTAGCATCTGCCGGAATAGTTCGATTGAATTTGTTTTAGCGCCGGATACAGTTCGCGGAATAATGCCTGTGAACGGTTGGCATAATCCCATAACCATACAAGGCTGTTTGCTTCTTTTGCAGAAAGCTCGTTTGCTTTCTTCTCTTGTTTGCCAATAAACTCGCCTTCAAGCACTACCCTGTGGATGTACTCTACTGCTTGCGGTATCTGAGATGCATCAAGCTCTTCAATACTTTCCACGTTGAAACGCTGATGAATCATTGCATAAGCTTCTGGGTACATTAGATGCTTTTTGCTGACTAGCATATTTACAGCATCACGAAGCGGAGTCCTGTCATCAACAGATGTTTTCTTACGTGCATTTTCTTCCTTTCCCTTCGTCCAGTAGTCATGCAGCACGCTAAAGCATTCCTCCTGGTACTGAATCAGTTTATCACGGATGTCAGCACGAACTTTCTCAGGGTTGATGCTGAACAGCCATCCATTTAACTTCTTCAAAGGAAGGCAGAGTAGCTTACGAAGCTTCCCATCAGCGGCAACCATGTCCATATGAACACAGTTGAATTTGCTAATCTGCTTCATGAGTTTTGTTTGCTGCGTTGACCAGCTCATTCCAAGGTTTTCAACGATTGGCTTCATCGCAACATATGCAACTCCGGCAGCCATGGCGGTGATAATTTGCTGACCGTTGAATGGTACGTAAGAGGTGTTCACTGCTTCTAAAATTGCTATACTATTCATGTTGGTTTTTCTCCACGGATTTACTGACAACCGAAGCCCTGACTGTTCCCGCAGTTGGGGCTTCAACTTTACGCGCCAATGCGCCCTTCCTTCTTAAAGCTTTCCATTACTCTCTGATAAATCTCAGAGTTAACAGACCGACCATTCTCTTCCGCCACCTTGCGGACCAAATCCAATACTTCTTTAGGCCACCGCAAATTGAACTGCGGCATCTTGCTCATTCCTTTCATATTCACCTCACAATATAGGTCCACCGTGGACCTATTGAGAATATAGTAGAGTGCTTCTATCATGTCAATACACTAACTTGGAGTGATGGCATGGCTAGAGATGATCCGCACTTTAACTTCCGTATGCCTATGGAAGTAAGGGAGAAATTAAAATTCAGGGCGGAGGCGAATGGGAGATCAATGAACTCCGAGTTGTTACAAATCGTCCAAGATGCTCTATCAAAACCATCGCCTGTGACTGGATATCGCGACGATGCAGAACGACTCGCTGATGAGCAGTCAGAGCTTGTTAAGAAGATGGTGTTTGATACGCTGAAGGATTTGTACAAAAAACCCACCTGAAGGTGGGTCCTATTTATTAGTCTTGCTTTGTTGATGGTATAAGAGATGCGTTTGCCTCTTTTGGCTTCAAGGTATACATCCCACCATTAAAAGGATCTACAGCAAGCCAACCAATTAACCCACCAAACACAAGGTTTCCACCAATATACCAGCCATTAGCATTGGCTTTGATTGGCAGGGTAACTGGTTCGTACCCATCCTTTTCCATAGTGATCTGGTAGCTCTTTTTGCCAAAATAACTACCATCTGACTTGGCAAGAGTTACTCCTTGTGGGGTCTTACCTTGCGCAACAATCACGCCTGATTCGTCTTTTACCTTAAAGCTCGCACCGGAAGGATTGCTGTTCACTTGCACAAGCTGCGTTTCGTCACCAACAATAGTTGCGCACCCAGATAACAATATAGCGCCAGCAACGACGCCAATAATCCTCTTCATATCAATTTCCATATTTAAAAAACCGGAAACATCCTAATGACAAACCATTCAAATGTGAAGTAGGCAAAAGATGTTTACTTTTTTCATGGTATCCTGCTCAAAACTAAGGAGGTTGGCGTGAAGCAATTTCTTACTGCTATGTTCTTATTCATATCTTTTGGGGCTACAGCAGAGTGCTGGGTCGTTGGAGATATGCGCGGAATAAGCTATTCAGAACGAAATAATTTCCACCCGGAAGAAGATGGTTTTAGTGGAACATTCATCATTAAGACAAACGGTGAAGATGCCAGCATCACATATTCTGGGACAGATGCGGGCGGCATGGCTTACAAAGCATTGTCTAAAAACTCCATCATAGGAATCGGCGCGAATGGCGAAACTCAACGCGTTATCGACTCATGGGTAATACATCCTACTGGAACAGTTTTAATGTCAAAAACCATTTCCGGTTATGGAAATATGGATTCAACCAAAGCTTTTGTTGGAAAAGTAAAAAGAAAATGTTAGCGATTGAATCCAATTTCCCATACGTTACTGCTGTGTTGCCTCAGTAGCAAACAGCGGTCTGATGGCATTCGCAGCGTTATTTATCGCTCTTTCATAGGCTGGTGTTCCTGCTTTGGTGTTTGCCAAACGAAGAAGCATATTTCTTGCTGCTTTGGACTCATACAAGCGCATCATTGCACCAAAACCAGCCTCAAGCCCCATTGATACGCCAAGGGTCGCAGTTGCGCCAATCGTCCTTATCCTGTTGGCTTGCGATTGCCCCGTCTGAGTTACTACATTTGCGGTGTCTGACCTTGCTGTTTGCTGTAGAACTTCATGAAGAGCATCAAGCTCTTTCATGTGCTTTCCAGAAAAAATAGTGTTGTAAATTTCACCGCCTGACTGAGATTTCAGCTTATTAACTTCAGTGATGAACTTGGCTGGAGAGTCCCCGGCCTTTTCCGCTATTTTGCTGACGTAAGCTGCACGCATAGCATCTTTCCCCTTATCATCCAGTGCGCTCCAGATTCGTTTCACGTCAGATGGTTTTCTGCTTAATACAACGGTATTTATAAGTTCAGGACTGGCTTCGCTGCTTGCCTTGTTGAGCTTGTTGGCAATGTTTTTATTAAGCACCTTATTATAAACGTTTGCATAATCGGAATTTGCTTTAAGGTATTTTGCTGCGTCTGATGCACCGAGGTTTTTAGCAACTGCGTTACGAAGGTCTTTTGACATTGCATTCTCTACCATATTGGTAGCTGCTTTTGCCTGGTTGGGGAAGACCATAGCATCTCCCTGAACATTAGATCTAAATGCTGTTCTGTGCTGACGCAAGAGATCAAACGTAACATCCAAATCAGTTGCAGGGTTTGCTAATTCTTCACGTAGGTTACGCAAGGATGTAAGCAGGCTTTGATTGGCAGACGTCCCAAGCCGTTCCTGTCTTGCGATCGCTGTATTCAGAGCATTCATGGTATTTGTGGTATCAACTGCGGCATTACCCATTTTATTGGTGACGTCATTGATAACAGCGCCAGCGGCATCCTTCCGCCCCCTTAACGTGGTGGTAAGAGATTTCACCACATCATCAGGGTTGTACTCACCAAAACGGTCAAAATAATTGCTTACCAGCTTACTACGCGTTGCATATTGCTCCGCTCGCTTTGAGCCTGTCCCGAGCAAAGCCCCCTCAGCATCCTGAGTAAGTCCGCGAGTGAAAGCATTTTTCGGCGGGATAACATCAGATGTCATTGGTGTCACGCCCATCGATTCTGATGTGGCAATTTTCTTCGCCACTTCTGGCGCAATATCACCTTTTATAGCCGTTATTCCACGCCCTATTCCCTTTGCTGCTGCGGAAAGAACACCCTGAGCGGCAAGGTTAACTCCGGCATTTTTAGCTGCATTTTGTGCGAAATCACCTTTCTGATTTGCGGCCTCTGCCAGTGATCCAATAGCCATACTTCCTGCCGTTCCAACTCCTGGAACTAAATACCCGCCAATTGTTTCTCCAGCTTGAGCGTAGGAGTCTGTCGGTCTGTCTACTGGACGATAGACATCATCCAATACTTTTGGCCCACCAAGCCCCTGACTGATTGCATTAATCAGACTTGCGCCACCCTGCAATACGTCAAATGGTATGTTTACCAGACCACGACCAGCCTGTTCTGCAATTTGCCCTGCACTTTGACCACCAGTGAGCCAGTCAGTAGCTTTTCCTACCAGAGATTGTTCTTCTGGCTGCGATTGGTTTTGGGTGGATTGATCACCAGAAGACAGCATCTGAGCAATGCGACGTGCTCCCTCAGTATCACCAGCAGCATCAGCATTCCTTAACGCCGTCATCAATTGTTCACGACTATAAGCCATTACTGCCCTCCGAGATATTTGCTAATTAATTCGTCATCGGACAATTGCTGTTGAGGTTGGCTATCGCCATAACTTGAGGAAAGAAAACGTTTTGCCGCAGAGTTCAATGATTCACCCTTCTTAACATCCATCCCCATGATGTTTCGGTTGCGATCAGATTGTCCAGGGCTGCCGTTTGCACTCATCCACTCTGACCTAAACTCGTTGAACTTCGCGTTATTACTTTCCATTTTTGCCATACCCCTTAACCATCGAGCCATTACCATTGGATTATCCGTTTCGCTTGGAATGCCTTTCCTTGCAAACTCAATATCCTTATCTGATGCAGGGCCGGGAGGTAGAAGCTTGGTTGCCTGCGCATTGGCTAGTTGGTTGAATCTAATCCGCATATCTCGGAGGTAGTTATCTTGCCCCGTAAGCTTAGAGAACATATTTTCAGCGTTACCGAACAAACCAGGAGTTGGCTTCTCCTTCTCCAGCGTGTCAGCGAGCGTTGTCATTGAATCGGCAGCATTACGACTAGCTGCCGCATCACCTGCTGATTTTTCTATAGCCTTTTCCATGTTCACGGATAGTTTTGGCGCAGCATTAATAAGTTCATCGGCCTTCTTTTGTGCCTGTTGTACTTCAAAACCGAATTTCTGCTTATCAAGTGCCAGTCTTTCTGCTGCAAGTCCGTGTCCAGTCATTGCTGACTGATAGGAAAGGTTTTGCCCTCTCGCCTGAAGTGCCTCGCCAGCCTGATTGCTGCGGATTGTCTCTGCCAGCCTGCCTCGGTCAATTTCACGACCAGCCATCTTGTCCTGAACAGCAAACGCCTTTTCTGGCCCAAGTGCACCGAGAGACATAGTAGTCAGCATGTGTGATAGCTGCTCTGGATTCTGGATACCTGTCTGAATCATCCAGTCAGCATTAGCACCAACGCGATTTAACCTGTCCTTGTTGTCAGTAATGAATTTACTGTAGGCTTCCGGTCCCTGAGAAAGAGCGACGTTAGCCCTCATGGCTAAATCGCCCATATCGTTGCGTTGCTGCTCATTAAGACCAGAAAACGCCTGTTGTGCCTGTGCAACAAACGCTGGATTTTCCTGGGCAAACTTAAATAGTCCCGATGGATCACCAGAAGCCCATGCATCAGCATGAACCTTATTGAACGCACTAATCGCTTTCTGTTGCTGTTCCTGATTGTAAATATCAGCAACTCCAGCCAGGCCACGTAACGCGGTCAGGCCAACGTTATTTGCACCTGAGCGAGCCAGTTCATTGTTTTCGCGGATCAGACCAAGCGTTGCGTTAATGTCGCTTGCCTTTGGCGCATTCTCATTTTGCGTACCGATGCCAGCCAGAAAACCACCAGAATTAATACCCTGTTGCCACGTAGCCATTGATTACCCCTTAATAAAGCAGTGAACCAAGCAGACCGATACCAGCACCGATACCAGCACCCCACGGAGTTGATGAACCAATTAATTTCGCAAGTCCAGCCCCAGCAATGGCACCAGACGCACCTCCACCAATAGCAGATTGCAATGCTGACGGTCGGTTGGCGTTTGCCGCAGCCAGCGCCGCGCTTTGCTGTGAAATCTGACTCATGTTGTTGGCATATGTTTGCCCGGCATTTGCCTGACCCTGAAGCGCGCCAAGACCAATATTTGCCAGATTCTGGTAGTTGTTCATCTGACCAGACAGCCACTGCTGACCAAGCGTTGGTGCGATTGTTGCTAACTGATTACTGGTTGCGGTGGAACCCAATCCACCTGTTGCTTCCGCTGCCGCCAGACTCTGATAGCGCGCCTGACCAGCAAAGTCTTTGTACTGCTGAGAGTTGTAATACTGGTTAAGCGCCTGACCTTGCCCCTCCAGAGACGATAAGTTCTCGAGGCTGCCGACATACTTCTCAGCCAGAGGAGTAAACGGTTTCAGGTTGTTCATGATGGTGTTGAACTGCTGATTTTGCAGGTCTGCGGCATACTTCTGAGCTTCTGCTGCATACTTTGCGCTTTTATCAGAGCTGCCACCTTTCCCGCCTTTTTCAGGGCAATAAGGTTCCTCGCCGCGCAGTTTTCTGCCCAGCTTAAATGCATATAACATGGCTATCTCCCGTTATTCAGGAAGTCGATTAGTTCTTCACGTGTGGCGCTGTAAAACGTCACGTCATCCACGCCTTTGAAGTATTTCTTGATAGTTCCTACACGCTTAAGGCCAATCATTGCGCAGTACATCTGCCCGTGGCGGAATTTGCGCGCAGCGAACGATGTGACGCACTGAACGGTGGTGTTAGTCAGAATGTATCGCCAGAACGCCAGACCGATTTCCTTGCTGAAGCCGCGAACCTCTGGCAGGTACATGGCGTGGCAATCGAATGTCAGCGGCTGAATCTCCTGATAGTAAACAATGCCGCCAAACTGACCGTGCACGTTAACCTCAAAGTAACGGCATTCAGGCTTGTAGTCGTATCCATCACCGTTGTTGCTCCCGGCGATAATGTCGGGGTGATTTCCCACGGCTTCTATCAGGTCGATGTTTCGCGTTGGTTTGAATGTAATCATCAGTCAATCAGCCCATGTAATCTAAGTGCTGTTTCAAGCGCCAGAATACGCTGCCGCGACTGCTGCAAACCTGTAGCGAGATCTGCGACTTCGGATTGTGCGTACGTAGTGCCGACAGTGTATGACTGGTTAGCGTTGAATGAGCCAAGAAGTGGCGTACCTGTGGCTGCAGTCCATCCGGTATTTCTTGCTCCAACAACCTGAATGCCATCAACTGAATATGATGTTTTTACATCCAGCGGTGACGCAAGAGACTGCGATTCGGTTACGGTTTTCGATACGTAATCACTCTTAATGCCAGAGACATCGTTTTCTACGTCATCCAGTCTTTGGTCAACAGTGACCAGATGCGCCTGAATATCGATAACCTCATCCAGCAAGTAATCAACATCGCTACGCAGTACGACTATCTTCCCTTCGGCAGTTGTTAACCTGACCTCAAGTAGATTTATCGCTTTTGTGTTTGCGGTGATTCTTGCGTCGTGCTCAGCCAGTTCGACATCCTGTTCATCGTTTTTTACCTGGGCATCGTAAGCGCCCTGACCAGCCTGATTTGCCTTCCCGGCAATTGCGCCGACATCAGCCCCCTGATTAATGACATACAGCAGGTAAGACTGGCTGAATATATTGCGTGGAAGGATTGATGTATCGAGCCGCGTCGCCTGTACAATAACAGGTGTGTTGAGATTTGAATCAGCCATTACTCAATCCTTACCTGGCAACCAGACAAAGTGATAGGTGACTTCGTGATAACGCGCAATTTGAAGCCGACATTTTTCCTGACGCGCCCTACTCGTTTCCACAAAACGCGTTTGTCGTAAACGAACGGTTCATTCTGCTCAATCATCTGCTCACGTCCGTAATTAATGCCGTCAGTGGTTACCGATAGGAACAGTCGGTCGGCGTACTGCGCAACGCCAGTTGACGATTCAACCTCAAGGTCAAACACCCTGGCATTATCCGCTTTGAACAGTGGAGTAAACAGCAAGTGTTCCTGTTGCTTGTCGTACTGGCTGCTGATGTCGAATTGCAATTTCCCGGTCACGGGTTCCAGTTTATCGCCGCACGTTATCTGATTGCCTTCGTAAATGAAGTCGATAGCGCGGTACACATCGTCATACAGTCCAGTTTTCAGCACACACCATTGTGGGCCATTGGCGCTTGAAGATGCGTCGTAAACAAGAACATGGCGCGGCAGGTGGATAATCAGCAACTCATGAGCATCAAAGCGCAACGATTCCATCACACCATCAGCCAGTTCATCAGCAGTGTAGGAGCGGAGGATTTTCTCAATGCTCGCGCTGGCGATTGGTGACACCTGACCGGATCCGATGATGTATACAGACGGCGCACCTGTTGCCGGATTGCTGATAAACGCATAGGAATCAGCAAACGGCGTTTTGCAGTAAGTCCCGGCGATGCCTTTTTGCACCATCAGTGATGGCTGTGCGACATACAAAGCAGCACCAACGGTGGTTGCTCCAGTAAGGGAGAAATATTCAATAGTCGATGAACCAAAGCAGACGATGAAGTCTCGCCATGTCCCGATACCGATGATGCCGTCCGGCTGCGATTCTGCGCGATATTGTGCACTGTATCGGTCAGGATGCGATTCGTCTTCAAGGTCAGTGATAAACCATGAATCAGTTCCGTCTTTTGACCACGCATAACGCCCACGTAAGCGCGTAATGTCGCGGACCGAGCCTAACTCATACTGAGTGAATCCGCTATCAGTAGGCCAGTTTGAGACGGTTTTAACCGTGCCATCATAGCGATACTCTACCAGTTGACCATTAACGCCTACCGCCTGTGATGTCCGGCCATGCGCCATTGATACACGACCACTTCCTGAAACATCACCGACTTCACTTTCTCCTTTGTAGAGCTTGCCGCCACACACACGATAAACAGCATTCTGCGCCATGTTGTACTCGACGCCGCGAGATACACCGTTCACATCAGAGCGTTTGGCAATGCCAGGGAATGAGCGAAGATATCCGCTGCTGTTCAGTATTTCTTTGGGTGTAGCCAACATATTCACTGGCAGATAGTCGATATAGTCGGCATTTCGGAAGTCTTTGCCGACACCTTTCATAAGCGGAAGTTGCTGAATCGGCATTTATTCGCTCCCGTTATCGCAAGGTTCCTTCCGGTGGAAGTAATTCCAACCGTTCCACTTCGCCAACTGATTACCACTACCAACAGGCATAAGGTTTGGATAACCGGACTTACATTTAGCGGCTTTTGCTCTGTCCATTGCAGACAGTTTGACGAGTCGCTCTTTCCCGTATCTGGCAGTGGTTATAAGTTTTGCAGGCGCTTCCAGCGCATAATCCGGTGCAATGCGGCAGGCAAGGTTGAAAATGACAGCATTGATAGCGTTATTTGATAAACCGTGCTCATCGCCCGGATCTGGAGCGACATCTGCATCAGCGAAAATGTAGCCAACGTTGATACCAGGTGACACATCACCGCCAAGCCATTCAGCCATCATCATTTCAAGGTCATTGACGCCGTCTTCCATGGACTGCGGTTCGACATCAGTTAACGTGGCATTTGATGCCACACCGAGCTTACGTAATGCCGCAAGAACTAAATCACCCTTCGTTGTCAGGTTCATCTGCTGCCGCCTTAGGTTTTCGACCAGGCTTTTTACGCTGTTTTTCTTCTGGCTCTGGCTTTGGATCTGGCTCTGGATCTGCAACATCCTTCAAAAGGTCATCAGGATGTGAAAACCAACCAGCATCCAGATATTCCTGAAGCTCTTCGGCTTTCACGATTTCAAAGTCGTATCCAACGCCTTTCCACTTCTTCATGTCGCCATGACGAAAGATCATGTGTGTCATGCTTGTCTCCAGATAAAAAAGGGAGCCGAAGCTCCCTCTGGTTATCACGCGGTCTGGTTAGGAAGACCAACACCAATTGCCTCTGGTCGTACAGCACATGCTGAATACCACACAGCAATACGGCACTTACCAGACAGAGTGTTGATATCACCCTGCGTTGCGAAGATGCCGTTAACACCAATACCAGGAATGCTGAAGGAAGACGTTTTCATGCCAGCAAACAGTTCATGGGTTACCGGGATCGGCTGAGACAGCAGACGGATTGAGTCATCAGCCCAGAACACATTAGCGGTGGTTGTTGCCACGTTCAGAACGTTTACCGGAGTGGTATCAGCAAGAGAGGTGTTTACGTTAGCGTAAGCCTTCTCTTCTTTTGTCAGTGACGCGTCATCCAGTGCAATCGGTTTCGGCGTGATTTCGATGTGAGTACCATCGATCACACGGGTGATTGAGAAAGTCGCATCATCAGTTAGCACGTTCTTCGCCATCTGAGACAGGAATTTCACACCAGTGAAACTGATTTTGTCGCCGCGCTTAAATCCGGTGGTGGAGGATACGGTCACCGTTGCAACACGGTTGTCGACGTTCTCTTTGTTACCATCGGTATCAAGGGTGTATGCCTGCGGCTTAAACTTCTGCGCACCAGAAACAGTTACACCAGTAGCGGTTGACTTGGTAACTGCCGGAAGTTTCGGTGAGCGAAGAATTTCATCAAAGCCAGCAATCTGACGCTGAATAGTACCGTTGCGATACGCTTCTTCAGGAACGCGACCGAAGATGTCACCATCTACCAGGTTGCGGCCTGCTTTGCGGTAATCGTCAGGGTTCAGGAAGTAACTGATGCCCATGTCGCGGTTGAGTTCGCGGGAGAACATCAGGCGCTCTGCATCAGACACAAAATCCCAGCCAGACAGGCCAGTAGATGGACCAATTGCGCGGGTATCGTGAACAACAAGTGAGCCCATTTCAGTTGCCTGTTTGGCAATTGCTGACTCAATGTTATTCGCCAGTTTTTTAGCGGATGCCTGGATGCGGCGACGGTAAGAACGCTCATCACGCAGGTCATCTGCACGAAGCTCGAAGAAATCGTTATCCGGATCGCCCATGTTGCATTTCACGGAGAGTTCCAGAATCCCAGTTGCGTTGCCAGTTAAATCCCAGCCAGTCTGGGTTGGCGCTTCCTGCTCAACAGGCATCCACACGGTGTTGCTTGAACGCTGCATGGATTCTGCCGGAGGGGTGTATTTTGTCACTTTGGACGCCATTGGCGTCAGATTCTGGACGGTTTCGATGATTTCATCCAGAGCATACGTGACCAGTTGACCTTCATTTAATGCCATTATCGAATTCCTTTATTCAGTTGCGCCTTGAGCTTGCGGTACGTCTCTACATCCCCTTTGTTTGCTGCCGCTTCCATCTGCTTTTCAATCGCAGAGATATTTGCAGCAACAGCGTGTCCCTGAATTGGTTCATCAGGTAACGGGGCTTCTGAAACAGGCTTGGCTCGAGGCTTGAGAGTTAAACGTTCTGACAGTCGAGTGAGTTCAATCAGCGCGGATTGCCCGTCCATCGCCAGCAACTGGCGTGTTTTTTCAGGATTAGCACCAAGGTGATACATGAGAGCAGCGGATTTCTCCGGGAAGAGGCGCATGATGTCGGCACCGACTGCTGGCGGCACCAGTTGCATGAATGCATCCTCTTTCTCCTGATAGTCAGGGATATTGAGCTTTTCCGCTGCGTCGTAGTGCTTACGGGCTGCCTCGACGTATTGCGCTGATTGCTGGGTGAACTCCTGAGTTTTGCGACCCTGCTCGGCGACAGCCTGGCTTCGTGCGTCCATAGCCTTGATCTGCCATTCACTGTTTGCCTGCTGGAAGGCAGCCAGTGCGCGGCTCTGGTCATAGTCGTACTTAGCCAGTGCATCTTCGGAAAGATAATCGTTAGGGTCTGGTTGTTTTGGTAACTCAGGGTTCACCCGCAGGTGCTCCGGCAACTCTCCACGCTTAACCGCTTCCATCTGCTGCTCAAGCTCACGCTGGCGTTTGCGTTCGATGCGGCGACGGGCAAATTCAGCATTAGTTGCCGGGTCTTGTTTTGGTTTCTCATCGTCTTTCAGGACAATCTCGAAGCCTTCTTCCTGACCTGCGTTGTCGTTGGCATTATCGACAACTAAGCCATCAGCAGATGCCGCTGCATGATTGCCGGGCAGGGTTAATTCTTCAGAAGCCTGAATGTCGGTGGTTTGGTCCATGATTAACTCTCTCTTATTGAGGTGTCTCGGCTACTCCGCCGGAGGGGATTTGAACTTGACGCATAAGATTCGCGAAATCCATGCGTTGTGAATGAGTCTGGTCTGCATCTTTAAGAAGCAGCTCAGCGTTAGCACGAGCATCTTTGCTGCGCTGTTGCTGGAATTGACCTACTAGCTTGAGGTACTCACGCAGTTCTGCCTGCTTGTCGAGGTCCATATTGTTGAAGATTTCTGCAATCTTCGCGGCGTTGAGTTGGTTTTGGGCTTCAACCTTGGCGGCTTCAACCTGAATCTGCGCCTGTTGGTTCTCTGCCTTGAGCAATTCAGCCTGACCTTGCAGAAGGATACCCTGCGCCTGAATTTGCTCTGCTGATGGCTGCTGCGGCTGCTGTTGAGCCTGCTGTACCATCTCCATCTCTTCAGGTGTTTCTGGTTTCTTCAGCCCCATCATCACCAGTTGCTTGTTCGCGTACTCTCGCATCATCTCGACGCCTTTACCGTCAAGCAGCGTGAAGTATTGCAGCATCAGCATCTGGAACTCTGGAGTACCTTGCGGAACCTTGGTTAGCAACTCCTGAATCTCTGCGCGATTCTGTTCCTTCATGCTCTGGAAGGATGGTCCGACGTCTGTATAGCACTCATAGCGACCGCGAATATCGTTGAGTGTGACCACATTGCCGGACTGGTAATCGACAACTTGCGCGTAGAGTTGAACGTCTTTCTCGCTACCATCTTCAAGTGTCAGCGTTACATGGCGAGGAACGTCATAAATATCGTTGACCATTGAGGCATAAATCTCGCCATCACGTCGCATTGCGGTAGCCAGGTTATCCTGAAACACGTATGTCTCAAGGTCTGCCCGCATGTTCAGTTGATTGACGGTATCGAAAGCGACCTGAGAGTTTGCTGCCTGCGCATCCACGCCAAGACTAGCCACCTCTTTCACTGCGTTGGTGGCAGCCTCAAGCATGTAAGCGTTGGCTTGCGGCACTTCAGGGTTTTCCATGTAGGAGATTGGACCAATCGGCAGGTCGTTACCGTTTTCATCGGTCCTGTTCTGCAGATAGTACGGATAGTCATCATTTCCACCGTACATGTATTCGTAGCCTTCGATTTGCTCAGGGAAGAAGGTCGGTTTCTTCTTCGGTGAACGAGCAACAATATCGGCGTTGAATGACATGATCATGTTACGAAGGCGTTGACCGTCTTTCGTCAGCCTTACCACTCCTTCGTAGCACTCCTTGTCACCAGCGAATGACCATTCGCCATACACTGGAACGATTGGAATATGCTCTCCGGCTATCTTCTCGCGGTCTTTCAGTATCTGTGTACAGGTGACGATCGACTTATACACACGCCGACGCTTCACCTTACGCTCTGCTACCTTAATGAATCCACGATTAGCCAGGTCGTCGATAACGTCTTTAATATCCTGCTGGTAATAGCTGACCGGCTCACCTGTCAGCGGGTCGCGGTAGATGAAGACTTTCTCCTTCTTCTCTTCTACCTCGTAATACTCAGCGACGTAGACGACATCATTCGATACCCACGGAAACAGCCATGTGTCGTTCGGATTCTGGAAAGATGGCAGGGTGTCAGGATCAATACCGTAATCCTCTGCGAACTCTTTCCAGCCATTGCGTGACAAAGCGTTAATCACCGTGCAATGCTTAGCGTCGCTCTTATCCATCTGCTTGCTGTTGGCGTCCCATATGACGTGTGAGCAGGCTTCATGGATTGGCAGGCGTCTGATTACCTGATTGTTGCTTGTTGGATCGTTGTCTTCGTACTGTGTGACCAGACGCCATGCACCAACGCCGGACTCTATCTGCTCACGAACGCCAACGTTAACGGCAATCTTTGCCGTGTTATGGCGCATATCAGTACGATACATTCCCATCAACACATCGGCAGCATCAGGATTAGCGCCGTCTTTTGGTCTGAAGAGAACGTCGATAGGGTTACGGCGCATCTCTGCGACCAGCTTCCTGACCACCGGGCGGACAACATCGAATTGTCCGCGATATTGCAGGGTGGTGTAGTTTGATAGCCAGTCATCCCATTGCGACACTCGGCTAAAATACAGGTCATTTGTCGCCTCGGTTCTGGCTTCATCGCTCGCCATCCAGTCCGCGTCAAACTTACACAGAATGGAATTGAGTCTGTTTTCGTCGGCCATTTAAGTTCTCCGTGCGATGGGCCTGATTGGGGCTGGTATCTTTTTCTCTTTTGGTTTTTTGATGTCGCGCATCATTTTGGCGAAGCGGCGCATCATGTATGCATAGCGAACGGCTGAGAGAACGTCGTCGTTAAGCTTGACGATCTTCCCGTTTTCATCACGGTGATAGAGGCGGAATTCCTCAAAGAATGGTTCACAGGTGTTGAATACCTTGAAGCGACCATCTAGCATCATGTCGCGCAATTCAGTGATTCCAGGCTCAACAGCATTACCGCCATCAGGCCATGTCGCATGCTCCTGCAACATCATAAATCCAGCGTCCGCATACTGCCCTTTGAGCTGCTCACCGCCGCCCTTCTCGTGCTGGTTTCCGTCATGGGGCCATGCGGTTGGCACTTTATGCGCCCATGGTTTAACGGCTCCCCACGCCTGAACGGCTGTCTTTTCTTTCGCCTTCCACACGCGTGAAAGGTAGATTATGTCTGCGTCCTTATCCCACCAAAGCTGAACCTGCGCCTGTGGGTGATCCCATCCGAAATCCATCCCGCCAATTACGTAGAAGTGATCAGGACACTCGAACGGCTGACACTTAATCGTCTCTTCAGGTATCTGGAAGATTCGACCACTACCCATCGTAGGAATACCGCGAGCACGCGCCTCTCTCTCATGCTCGGGATAGGATGCGATGATTTGCTCTTTCTGCTCGTCGGTGTAGTGCTCAGCGTCGTAGATGGTCATGTTGACCACTTTCTGCGACTTGCTGGGATTCTTCAGGAACTTGGTAACAACGTCAGACATCCCCATCAGCGGGGTAAACGTCAGAATTGAGAATTGCCCGTATTTGTTGGTACGGGTAAGGCCTTCGCCATAAATGCTGTATGGTGGTTCTTCGTCAAACCACACGCCGTGGATTGTGTCACCCTGCCAGCGAGCACGGCCTTGCGAGTATGGCTTGAAGTAGCAGATTGAAATGCCATCTTCAACGCCATCAGCCGTGTGATGCTTAACCAGAAGATGATCAACAAGGTTCGGAAAGAAAGGAGACTTCTTCCAGCTAATGATGTCTTCTTTCGGTATGGAACCGTAGCCAGGTTCACCATTCTCTTCGATACGACCGCACAGGATGCGTTGAGTCGTTTTGGTTACAGTCTCGTTTGTCTCGCCACCAATCCAGAAGACAACAGGCTCATAGAAACGCTTACCTTTCCACTCACCGCCATATTTACCATCAGCAGGATAGCCTTTTGTGCCCGGATAACGCCCGGTAAGGTGAAACGCGACTTCAGCAGCACCAGTAAATGACTTACCAAGCTGGTTACCAGCCATAAAACATCGCTCTGGATAGTCATGCCCGGCGTCGATGAACTCACGCTGTTTGCTGTATGGCGTAAATTCATATAGCAGGTGTGTGTTCCGGTAGCTCTCTTCTTCTTCGAGTAGCTCGAGCAATTCGATTTGCTCTTCGTCGCTCAGGTTATCAAGAATCGCGTCCAGTTCCACGGTTGAATAGCTCCTTGATACGAGAGCGTCGCTTATCGCGATCTCCCTTATCAGGTGTCACGTCTTCAACTTGCGACTGCTCTTTGAGGCCCAAATCACGGGCGATGATGTTAGCATTGAGAAGGTCAGCGGCTGCGCCAGAAAATTTCTGGTCGTAGATGACCTGTTCTGCTCGCGTAACGACTTCAGATAAATCTTCTCGCAGGCGATATGTGCGCCATGTTTCAAGCGTCACATCAATGAACAGAGTGAGGCCGGTAATGGTCATCGCTCGCATCTTGGCGATAGGCTCTTGTATCACTTCACCCTGATACGAGAACGCCTTCATCTCCCATAGCGGGTTAGCTTCTACCCACTCGAAGTATTCACAACAAGCAGCCCACAGCGCCTCAGGCGATTCGAATTTAGGATTTCGCCCATGACTACTGCGGGCCTCCCAAAATCGGTTGCCCTTTGGTGCCGCCATATTCATCTCACTTAATTGTCATTTCAGGTTGAGGACTCTTTCGTGCTTTCAATCAATGACTGCTTCAGCAATTCGAGTGTGCCAATCGCCTCGCATAAACTGATTTCACCATCGTAATCATGGATGACGCTTTCCATCCGCTCGTATAGCTCTTGAGTAATTGGGAATTTCTTCTCCTTACCCAAATTGATTACGCGGCTCACATCATGCTCCGGTAGTGAACAGGTCTAACGCTTCCTTCGATTTACGCACCGCTTCGATAGTGCGAGATGTGAAGTCTGGATTTGCACCGCCATCGTTGTAGTGCAACTTGAACAATTCCAGTTTCAGTTGGTCGGCACTAATGAATGCAAAAGCTTCCTCTGCCGCTGAATTGTTCTTAGATAGCAGTCGGTAAATTTCTAACTTGAATTTCTGTTCTTCAGTCATGGGAATAATCTCTGCCATTGTTGGCTCCGTTTATCCGTTAAAAGGGATATCAGTTAAGTTATCCCGTGTAGGGTATAAGCCATTATCAAAGCCACTCTGTAGGGAATGGCTTTTGTAATAACTACTGTTCGCTTAGCTTCTGCTTCAGCAAGTAACCTTCGAGCATCCAGATTTTGTTTACAGCATTCTGCCGGGCAATCTTCCGACCAATTTCTGCATCAAAATTTTCCGGACTTGCACAGGCGCTCTCTCCGGTGACGGTGAAGCCATTCTTCAGCACCAGTACGCAGAAAGTCAGGAGGTCTGTAGATTTATGCGCTGTCCATGAATCGCCAACGCCCATATTGGCAGCACGAATGCCGTCATAAGCAGTAAAGAAATGCTCTTCAAGAATGATGCTTTCGATATATTGAAGCGTAACTCGCGGAGCGGTTTTGCCTTTCTCAACGATTTCTTTTTCGATTTGCTGGTCGTTCATAATTATGACCCTGTGGAGTGGTTGCTTGATTAGGATGTCTTTCCATCAGTCCGCCACCACAAAGAATCTTTTTTGCCATAAGGCAGGAGGTTCATCTTTCAGTGGCTGCCAGTGTTATTTCCCCACTTACTGGCTTGGGTTGTTTCGCTGTACTGCCGTTAATTAGTGAGTCCGGGGATTACGGTTTGCCCGTGCTGTTCAAGGCGTTCAATTCTCGCCAGTAGCTGAGGCTTCTTAATTTTTCCCCAGCGATTAAGCAGGCGACCTGACATGCTGGCAACATCCTTCTCTTTCATGTACTCCAGCATTACGGCATTTCTCTCTTCTTCAAATTGACGATGACCAACCTGAAGCATGGCGTACATCCAGTTAAATGCGTTGATGTAAGCAATTTTGATACGCATTGCTTCTTTTTTGGTGTAGGACATAACCAAAAGCATCAACCCATCCTTGCGGAGACGGTAGAATTTTTGCGGCTTACCATTCTGTAACTCATTGTTTTTATAGCAAAGCTCAAAGTTGAGCTTTGTATCAAACTCAGGAGGGCAAGCTTCTATGGTTCGTTCAATGTCACGAACTACGTTCTTCGGCAGCTTTCCAAATGCTTTTGCCACCATAAAAGAATCTGTAACCGGATCGTTGTTTGCCACAAAAATCAGATCTCGGAAATCAATGCCGTTAACGATAGTTGGATAATGCATCAGTGATCACCTTTTAGTGATGAACCTTGTCACACAGGATTCCGGCCCACAGAAAGGCACCGATCACCAAACCGGCATCCTCAAGGGTCATCCTGAAAGGTTCTGTGTTCATAAGTCGCGCGTGTGAAGCGCGTTTACTGCGGACATAAAAAAGCCCCGCATCGCGAGGCTCATTAAATGGACTTTGTGATTTGCAAAAAAATTTATTTCAGGCACTGAGTCCTGATGTACTCCTGCAGGTAGTTAACCTGCGCGGTTATCCTGTCGATTCCACTTCGGAGACGGTAATAATTGAGTTCAGCATCTGCTGTAAGTCTTGGGCTTTCTCCATCGCCCATGCCGCTGGCTCCGGTCGTTGACTTTGCACAGGTGGCGGCGACTTGCAGGCGCTTACGCCCAGCAGAAACATCAGCACGGAGACTTTCGATAGTCGCGTTAGCATCAGCAAGCTCCTTTGTATATCTGGCATCGAGTTCTGCTACGTCACGTTGACGCTTCTGCATATCAGCGATGATGGATGTGGCTTTATCGCGCTGGTCTTTGTAGGCGATGGCGTTATCACGGTAATGATTAACAGCCCATGACAGGCAGACGATGATGCAGATAACCAGAGCGGAGATAATCGCGGTTAACCGACTCATGACATCAACACCCCAACAGCCAGAAAACACGGCCACGCATCGTTGCCATTAAATGCGAGCAACGCTGCCATGAAAAAGCAAATCATGCTCATTGCTGCCCCCACAAACAGACTTCACGCTCAATCTCACGACGAGTCATCAGCCCTTTCCATTGCTTACCGCCAGCGTATGTCCAGCGACGTAGCTGGTCACATGCGCCTTTGATATCGCCCTGGTTTATTTTGCGAAGAAGCGTCGATGTTCTGAAATTGCCTGCGCCCACGTTGTAGACGAACGAGTAAAGAGCGCCGCGCGTTGTTTCCGGTATATCGACTTTGATGTACGGGTTAATTTGTCTGGCGACCGTGGCAAGGTCTTTATTCAGGAGGGCTTTGCATTCTGCTTCGGTATACGTTTTACCGGGAATGATGTCTTTTCCGGTGTGTCCGTGACATACAGTCCATACACCAACGATATCTTTATATGGTATGTAGCTGACGCCTTCCAGACCATCGTTACCACTTGGGCCAGTGATTAACACAGATGCTATAGCAATAGCCCCGCCACCAATAGCCGCAGCAACGGCTTTTCGTAATGATGGAGGCATTATTCACCTCTCGCAGCCTTTCTTCTGTCTTCTCTGATTTTGAAGTACAGATTTGTCAGATAGGTGAGAAAGCCCAACACAAGGCTTCCAAGCACTCCAATCGCAGCCCACTGTGATGGACTGACCTGATCCAACCACTGCAAAAACCAGTATCCCGCACTACCAGCGGATGTTCCGTAAGCAATGCCAGTTGAGATTTTGTCCATTGATTTCATAGCAACGCCTCCGCCAGTAACGGATTGCGTAGTTCTTATATTGGGAAGGGGAAAAGAAGGCCGCAGCGTAACTATCGCTGATGAGTTCAGGATAGTCAGTGGCTACGGCTCAGTTTGGGTTGTGCTGTTGCTGGGCGGCGATGACGCCTGTACGCATTTGTTGATCCGGTTCTGCTTCCGGTATTCGCTTAATTCAGCACAACGGAAAGAGCATTTATGGCTCGCATCGCGGGAAAAAGCCCACGGTAGAGAGTCGAACTCTACAAATGCTCTTACCTGTTGCACAGATATAAAAAATCCCGAAACCGTTATGCAGGCTCTAACTATTACCTGCGAACTGTTTCGGGATTGCATTTTGCAGACCTCTCAGCCTGCGATGGTTGGAGTTCCAGACGATACGTCGAAGTGACCAACTAGGCGGAATCGGTAGTAAGCGCCGCCTCTTTTCATCTCACTACCACAACGAGCGAATTAACCCATCGTTGGGTCAAATTTACCCAACTTTATTCAAATAGTCAATATTATGCCGTTAATATGTTGCCATCCGTGGCAATCATGCTGTTAACGTGTGACCGCATTCAAAATGTTGTCTGCGATTGACTCTTCCTTGTGGCATTGCACGACCAGAGCGTCATACAGCGGCTTAACAGTGCGTGACCAGGTGGGTTGAGTAAGGTTTGGGATTAGCATCGTTACAGCGCGATATGCGGCGCTTGCTGGCATCCTGGAATAGCCGACTCCTTTGCATCTTCCGCACTCTTTCTCAACAACTCTCCCCCATTGCTCTGTTTTGGCTATATCAACCGCACGGCCTGTACCGTGGCAATCTCTGCATCTTGCGCCCGGCGTCGCGGCACTACGGCAATAATCCGCATAAGCGAATGTTGCGAGCACTTGCAGTACCTTTGCCTTAGTATTTCCTTCAAGCTTTGCAACGCCACGGTATTTCCCCGATACCTTGTGTGCAAATTGCATCAGATAGTTGATAGCCTTTTGTTTGTCGCTCTGGCTGAGTTCGTGCTTACCACAGAATGCAGCCATTCCGAATCCGGCTTGTGATTGCGCCATCCCCATAGCAGCCATCACATCAGTACCGGAAAGAGAGTCAGAAGCCGTAGCCCGTGGTGAGTCGCTCATCATCGGGCTTTTTGGCGAATGAAATTTAGCTACACTTTCGAGTCTCATCGTCTTCCCTTTTTGCCTGGCGTGACCATCAGGACGCCGTTAACTATTACGTGACGCTCGCCTTTGCTGTCTCGGTTGTACTTGAGCACTGTTCCTCTTGCGCAGGAAAGCATCCTTGCCACTTCGGTCTGATTGCCTCGTGTCTGGATAAGAAGCTCTGGTATCGTTTGAATTGTGGCGTTCATACGTTCTCCAGTTCGGTGATTTTTATTCCAAGCCTTCCGCCTGGTACTTTCACGCCACGAATTACGCGAATGTCATCGAATTGCTCGTCGTCTTCTGCAAATCCGGCGTGGATAAGGGAGTCGAGTAAACCTTTCAGGATGTTATCGAGGTCGCGGCGGCGGGAGTCTGGAACGTCTGCGATGACTTTGATGCGGAGTCGTGATTTGGTGAAAATATCTAACTTGAGTTGGCGGATTATTTGCTGTACATCTTTTCGGTATTTCTGGCCTTTATCGCTGATGTAGTATTGGCTTCCCCGTCTTCGCCAGTAGGTGTTCAGCGACGGCGGATATGGAAGCACAAACTGATATTCGTTCATGACTTAATCTTCCCCTCCTTCAGCAGTATCACCTGCGTCCTGATCACGCCTTCGAGGTGGTAAAGTCTGGCGTCTTTGTTGTCGAGATTATGGGTGCGTCGGTCGATTTCATCGTGACACGCGCTACAAGCCCATGCACCGATCAGGTCGTCAGGCTTCATTCCAGTTCCGCAAATTCCAGCCATCCGGTAATGTGCCAGAACTGTAGTTTCAGGATTGCCATTGCATATGCCGTAAATACGTACCTGGCATTCTCTGCCGCGCGCTTCTTTGCGTAGGTTAGCCATTGTGATTTTCCTTTTCGTCACATTTGCATTTGCAACATTCCATATGGTATGGGAATGAGCTATCCAGTTCGGTAAACCATTCCCTGCATTCAGGGCAATACAAAACCTCCCATGGAACTCCGTATTCCGTTATCCATTCGAGGACCTGCTTTGTCATTGGAATTGGCGGTATTGCTGAAACATCGTAATTTTTTATGGATAATTCTTTCAAAGCCATGTCGTAACGATGCTGAACTGTCGAAAGGTGTCGATTTGTTATGACTAGCTGGCGTCTTAACTGGTAATTGGCTTCGATTAAATCGTTAATCCTTTTTCCTGGATGGGAAAGTGTTTTCATCATCTTCTTCCTCGTACATTGAGCTATTCGGATCGCTCATCAGTTCTGCGCAGCAATCGGAGCACACGTGAACTTCCAGCACATGCAGCTTCTGACCGCAGTTAGCGCACGTTAAAGCCCGCTCGACGCTTTCTTTCTGGTATTGAAGAGATTGGGATGGACTAAGCATGGCTTTCACCATTAAAAAGTCGCTTGTAAGCATCAATGTCTCGTTTTGCTTCACCAAGCTTTCGTCTTAATTCCATGTTTTCTGATTCAAGCTTTTCCATGTCTTGCTGGTATCGATCGCGGTGTTCTTTCCATGCTTTTCGATACGCCTTCATGTATGTCGTATTGGCCTTTCTCTTTGCCTGACGAACTGCGTGGTGGTTTTTCACAAACCAGTCAGGGTCGTTAAATGCTGCTCTGGCGCATGTATACCAATAATTTGTTGCCTCCCTGTTTAGCCAATAAATACTGATAAATGGCAACTGGATAGACACCATTTTTCGTTGAGACTCTTTCTCGCCAAACATGTGCCCTTTTTTGATGCTAAGGCCAAATCCAGGTTGAATTAAAAGCATTGTCATTTCCTCGCACGATGTCTTAGCCACCGGATATCCCACAGGTGAGCCGTGTAATTGAAGGTTTTTACGTCAGATTCTTTTGGGATTGGCTTGCGTTTATTTCTGGAGCGTTTCGTTGGAAGGTATTTGCAGTTTTCGCAGATTATGTCGGTGATACTTCGTCGCTGTCGCCTCATTCATACCTCCTGTCGGTAAATCTGACACCCTGACCAATAGCCCAGGCTGTTGTGTACTCGATCAGACTTGCCATACGCTTCACGCTCATCTGTGCGCTACTCTCCCGAATGTTGACGAATTCGCCTTCAAGGCCGGGCAAAACATCAGCTTCCTGTTTTGTTGCCACTGCATGACCGCTGATCAACAAAACCTTCCATTGTTCTGGTTTTAACCATTTATCGCACCATTGAACCTGACGAGCGATATCCGCCAGCATCGCGTGAAATTTTGCGTTCTGGTCAAGATTTCGCTTGTAGTCAGTAATGCGGATGGTGACTGGCTTGTCTTTATCGAGAGGAGTTGAGAGGATGGCATTTATTGCGGCTTGCTGTTGTTGCTTACTTCGGAGGAAGATTGTTTGCTTCATCGTTACTCCTTCACTTTGACTCCGGCAGCGCGGATGTTTTCCTCATAAGCATCCATTGCATCACCGAAGCCATTGGAATAATCAACAGTAAACCCTTTGGCTAATGCTTCTCTGCTGTCGATAAACTTTGGCGCGGTTATTTCAATAGCTGCTCGCGATGCCTGCCATAAAGCCCACCACTCATTTAAGGAGTGACGAATATCCATGCTTGAAAATGCGAAGTACCTATCACCATTTCTTGCCTCGGTTATCATCTCGAATGGTAATCTCAATTTTTTGGCAACGTATTCCTCAAACTTCTTTCTTGATTCGTCCATATCAATCCCCGTTATGACAGGTTAATTTTCACCCAACCCTTCCCACGCACATTTGCAACAAGCCCTTTCTTTCTCAGGTATTGCATACGGCGATCGATGGTTTCGATATACATTCCATTGCTCCGCCATTTAAGCCAGATATCAAAAACAGGTGTTGGTCTTTCACTCAGCATTGAAAGAATGTTTTGATCTAATTTTTCGTACTTGCTCACAAATACCCTCTCTCACTTAATCGCGCCCACGCTTCGTTAAACTCTTCTCGGGTTGCGCCGGATTTTCTTTCTTCAAACATCACGCATTCGCTGATGTCTCCCCATGACTTTGGTCGCTTTTCAGCGAACAGATCATCCCATTCGAATACCCAGCGGCCTGATTTTCGGTAGTGGTAAATGGTCAGCCATGTTGTGCTGTTCGCTGGATACCCATAGAGAACTTCGACTTTTTGATCACGGTCTTTATGCTTTTTCAGAAGGATAAAGCCAGCAACCAGCGAAGCTCCGGCAAGAATGATGATTGGAATTTGCCAGTCAGCCACACTTCCCTCTCCCCCAAATAAAAAGGCCTGCGATTACCAGCAGACCTGTTATTAGCTCAGTGATGTAGATGGTCATTGCTTCATCTCCCTTTCCATTTCATCAATGTCAACGTCATCAGGAAGATGGGAGCAATACGCCGCTATACCATGATGATTTATCTCATACCCTTTGAACGTTACCATCTGATGCGTAATCTCAACTTCGTTCAGGAATCCGTCATCGCATAACTGCCTGGCTATTTTCGATTTGGTCTGGATTATTGGTAGTGCCTGTTCTTTCAAAGCGCATGATATTTGTGCATCCCATGCCTTTTCGAGAATGGCTAATTGTTTTTTATTCATACGTCAGCCCCTTGTGCATATCGTCTGCCACGCGCAGCAGGTGCATTTGATGCTGTGCAAATCTGTCTGGCTTCATCCTGGTCACATGCAACAAAGTGTCCGTTGCAGAACCGCTGGTAAACCGTACCAAGCGAGCCAAAACGGTTTTTCGTCACAATGATTTCAGCAAAGGGCGCGGCGCTACTGTTCTCGTCATATACCGCTTCCCGATAGAGCATGATGATTGAGTCTGCGTCCTGCTCAATGCTTCCTGAATCACGCAAATCTGCGTTTGTCGGGCGTTTGTTTGGTCGCTTCTCAACATCGCGTGAAAGCTGGCTTAGGGAGATAACAGGCGTTTTCAGGTCTTTCGCCATCGCCTTCAGGCTTCCGGAGATGTGAGCAATTGCAAGGTCGTTGCGGTCTGCTTTCGGCTTCTCAATCAGGCCAAGATAATCCGCCATGATGAGTGACAGGTTTGGATTTTCCTGTTTGTGCCGTTCTGCGATTGAGCGAATTTCTTCGACCGATAACCGCGAGGCATCGACTACCCATACATCCAAATCTGCAAGCTGACTCATGCCGTTAGCAACACGCGCCCAGCCTTCGTCATCCATCGATGCAGGATTTCGCAGCACGCTAACCACATCCTCCCGGCGTTGGCAATACTTCGCTCTGCAATCTGCAATGCGCTCATTTCCATTGAGAAAATCAATACTCCGCGCCGGACGTCAGAACCAGGAATAACACGACTTGCAACGCCTTCGGCAATCTTCAGCGCCAGTTCGGTTTTCCCCATACCAGGACGAGCGGCGATAATCACCAGGTCTTCTGCGTTCATCCCTCCGGTGATTGCGTCAAGTTCTTCGATTCCGGTCTTCAGGGTATCTGACTCTTCTCCGTTCCTCAGACGCCTGTCAAGCGTGTCAGTGTAGTCAGTGATGATTTCCCCTAACCGTACAGGTTTAACCTCGTCACGGGGCTTTCTGATAGCTGAAAGACGCTTTACAAGTTCATCCATCGCCTGACTCGATGCGTCGATGGTTCCGCTCTGAATTGGTTCACGCATTTCATCCATGATTTCCAGCACCAGACGGCGGTGATAGTTATCCGCGACCATTCCAGCATATCCCTTCAGGTTTGCGGCACTCGGGCAGTTTTTGCTGGTCATCAGGATTGACGTGAAATGCTCCTCTCCGCACTCCTCGGCAACCATCAGCGCATCGATTAGGTTTCTGTTTCTCGCCTGCTTGCGGATAACCTCGAAGGCTTTCCTGTAGAGCGGAATTGAAAACGCTTCCGGCTCCAGCGTTGCCAGAACGTCGCTGGCGGTTGGAGTTAATCCACCAATCAGCAGGCCACCGATAACGCTCGCTTCGATATCCTGTCTCATGCAATTCCCCTGTCTGCAAACTTCCCTTCACGAACTCCCGTTAACGAATCTTCTCTCAGCAGGTAATCAAAATCAGCCGTCCAGCCCGTGTCGTTGTCTCCGAAGTAAAACGGCTTGGCCTGATGCACAAACGCCCTGACATACGCCCTGAAACCGTCCACGTTTGGCGTTTTCAGTTGCGGGATGATTTTTTTCAGGCGGCGTTTGCGTTTCTCGTTGACCGCAACAGCGTGTGGAAGTCTGTCACCGACTTCGGTGTTGTAGGCGTTCAGGAAGGATTCGTAGTCGATTCGTTCTGCCTTGCGACGTTCAGGTTTAACCTGCCCATCGCCGCCCCCGTTAGGGGGTAAGGGGGTATTTGTATTTATTGTCTTTTGTATATTGTCTTTTGTGTTTAGCTGACTTGGCTTATACCCATTAGCTGACTTGGCTAATGTTTTATTAGCTGTTTTAGCTAATGTTAAGCTGTCCTGGCTAATCCACTGCGAAACCACCTTGTTCACTCCGATTTTCACGCCATCAGCAATGAGGAATTTACGCTCAATAAGCTGGCGCTTGGCAGCGCAAACATGAGTGTGATGAATACCTGTCATGGCTGCTATCTGCGTGTTTGTGAGTCGATCCATCGGCTTATTGAATCCGTATGTCTTGCGCATGATAGCGAGCATCACCTTCAACTGCCGGACGGTTAAATCAGCCATCAGCAGACTGTCGGTAATCTCGTTAGCAACGCGCATGAAACCATCTTCGGTATCTGCCACGCGATGCTCCACGACCTCAAGTTGAGGCCTGTAATCAGCTAACTTAACGACGCCCATGTTTCACTCCTGCTTTGGCTAGTCTGTAAACACCAACAAGGCGCTCTGCGAACGCCCTGTTATTTGCTGCGGCTACCACTAATCCCTCAGGTGAATCAGGGTGTCGAATCTCTTCTTTTTCCTGGTATTTCTTACGACGTTTTGTCATAATTACTCCTGTGGATTGATCCAGTCTTTCTACATCAGGCCTCAAAACTGTTGCAGCAGTCTTGAGGCTTTTCTTTTGTCAGCACCTTGGCTACTTTCTTTGCCAGTTCCGCCAATTCCTCGTCTTCAACACCCCACTCCAGCACAGCCAGAAGCATGGCCATCTTTGGGATAAAGCTGTCTTTCCATCGCGAAATTTGCGATTCATTAATCCCTAACGCGTCGGCAACCTTTCGCTGACCACGTACAGCAATTCGATTTAGGATGTTGCTTGTAATTGCATTCGCTTTCTTGCGAGTACTTGTAAGTTGCATATGTAAGTATTTCCTTAACAAATAAGAAGTTATACGCACCAACTGATGCGCGTTGTATTCCCGCATTTCGGCGGGAATGAGGACCATGACTGTTAAAGAGCAATTTGCTTATGCCGCTTTGCGATAAGCACTTTCTTGATACTTCAGGGCGCCAGCTGTAACGACTTCCAGTCGATAGGCGTCTTTCTCTGGGATGACTTCCTTCCACTGAGAGACTGCTGCATCGCTAATGCCTAACGCTTTAGCTACCGCACGCTGGGTTCCGAAGTGGTCGATAACATCTTTCTTGTACATAGACTCGCTCCGAAATTAAAGAACACTTAAATTATCTATCAAAGGAATCTTAAGTCAAGTTTATTTAAGATGTCTTAACTATGAATACACAACTGATGGGTGAGCGTATTCGCGCTCGCAGAAAAGAACTCAAGATTAGGCAGGCTGCCCTTGGCAAGATGGTTGGCGTGTCTAATGTTGCTATTTCCCAATGGGAGCGTTCTGAAACTGAGCCCAATGGCGAAAACCTATTGGCCTTAGCCAAGGCTTTGCAGTGCTCCCCTGATTACTTGTTGAAAGGAGAAGATAGTCTTTCAAACATTGCCTATCACAGCAGGCATGATCCAAGAGGTTCGTATCCTCTAATTAGTTGGGTAAGCGCAGGATGTTGGATGGAAGCTGTAGAGCCATATCATAAGCGTGCAATAGATAACTGGTACGATACAACCGTAGATTGTTCAGAAGATTCGTTTTGGCTGGACGTAAAGGGTGATTCGATGACGGCTCCAGCCGGTCTTAGCATCCCGGAAGGGATGATAATACTAGTCGATCCTGAAGTAGAACCTCGTAATGGGAAGCTGGTAGTGGCAAAGCTCGAAGGAGAAAACGAGGCAACTTTCAAGAAGTTAGTTATTGATGCTGGCAGAAGGTTTCTAAAACCACTTAACCCACAATATCCGATGATTGAGATCAACGGGAACTGCAAAATCATCGGTGTAGTTGTCGATGCAAAAATAGCAAACCTTCCATAAGGGGCATTCGCCCCTTTTTTCTTTCCTTTAAAAATCAAAGCAAAACTTAAACTTCGCAATAAAATTTAAGTTTTCTTCAAAAACACTCTCGACCACCAATTAAAGAAATCTTAAATTTAAGTCATCAGCAGGACGCTGGTAGCCAAACGGAACAGATTGGCAGGCTCTTTAACATTGATGGGATTGTCCCGCCGAAATGCGGGAACCAAAGAGTAGTTGGCTTTGGGGTGACGTGAAGTGCAGCTGCACGACGGCAACCGGAAGATAAGCACCCGGCGCGTCACCGCCAAAGTCAATCATCGGAGGTCAACATGACAGTAGTCATTACATATCTGGCTGACGATAACGCCAGAAATAGCCGCAGAGCACGCAGACAGGCTCAACGTGAACAGGCAATGCAAGAGCAGCGACTGGCGCGAAAGATTGCGCTAAAGCTCTCTGGTTGCGTCAGAGCAGATAAAGCAGCATCACTCGGAAGCCTTCGCTGTAAGGAAGAAGATGAACGCAGTGGAAGTATTTGCCTGCCAAACGTAGCTCTTTACGCGGCAGGCTACAGGAAATCAAAACAACTGACGGCGAGGTAATTATGGATATTTCATGTATTGAACAATTACTAATTGAGAAAACGAAAGAAATGCTTGATGTATTGGACATAAAAATATCTGAGTTAAAAGATACACCCGCGACACAACTTATTCTCGAACGTAGTCGAAATAAATTCTTAGAGTTAAACCCTGACGTTCAAAATATAGCATCTAAACTGCTGGCTACATTGATTGAGAGAAATGCATTGTTATCGATGTCATCAGATGAACGAAAAAAACTGGCGAACGAAGATGCTGCAACCATCCGCCAGGCATTCGAAATTTTGTTTTCTTAATTACTTACTGTTTATTCTGATAATCTCATCAAGAATTTTTTCATAAACAACTGTGATTGGCTTTCCGTCAATGCCAGGGGCAAGATTACCGGCTCTGATAAGCTCAACAATAATCTGTTGAGCGGCTTCGTGTGGGTTGGTTTTAGGATTAACAATATCTGTCATAACAAAGCCCTTCTTTTGACTGTGGAAACAACAGTCTACCCATTTCCTTTGACTGTGGAAAGTGAAGGAACCACCGAGCCTGATGTGGTTAAAAGACAGGCACAATCTTTACTACCGCAATCCACTATTTAAGGTGATATATGGAAGAAGAATTTGAAGAGTTCGAAGAGCATCCTCAGGATGTGATGGAACAATACCAGGACTATCCGTATGACTACGACTATTGATAAAAATCAATGGTGTGGACAATTCAAGCGATGCAATGGATGCAAGCTGCAATCGGAATGCATGGTTAAGCCTGAAGAAATGTTTCCTGTAATGGAAGATGGGAAATATGTCGATAAATGGGCAATACGAACGACGGCAATGATTGCCAGAGAACTTGGTAAACAGAATAACAAGGCTGCCTGATGGTGGCCTTTATTTTTGGCATAAACAACAGAATAAACACTGCACTGTGTATTCATTCCAACGAGTGAATACACGGAGCAATGTCGCTCGTAACTAAACAGGAGCCGACTTGTTCTGATTGTTGGAAATCTTCTTTGCCCTCCAATGTGAGGGCGATTTTTTATCTATGAGGATATGAATAGATGTCAAACATCAAAAAATACATCATTGATTACGACTGGAAAGCGTCAATAGAAATTGAAATCGACCATGACGTAATGACAGAGGAAAAACTTCACCAGATTAATAATTTCTGGTCAGACTCTGAATACCGACTCAATAAACACGGCGCTGTATTAAATGCTGTATTAATCATGCTGGCGCAACATGCTCTGCTTATAGCAATTTCGAAAGACTTAAATGCATATGGTGTTGTTTGTGAGTTCGACTGGGATGATGGAAATGGTCAGGAAGGATGGCCTCCAATGGATGGTAGTGAAGGAATAAGAATTACCGATATCGATACATCAGGAATATTTGATTCAGATGATATGACTATCAAAGCCGCCTGAGCGCGGCTTTACCGCATACCAATAATGCTTCACGAGAGGCATTTTCGTTATGCAATCAAATATAAGGAGTTACCCATGATGCACTTTCAGCTCGCGGGTAGCGGCGTCATGTCCGCTTTCTACCCGCACGAATCTGAATTATCACGCCGAGTTAAACAATTAATCAGAGCAGCAAAGAAACAACTGGAGGCGTTATGCGCAATGAAATAGCCATTAATCACCAGATGCTTCGTGCTGCACAGAACAAAGCAGTAATAGCCAGATTTATTGGTGATTCAAAAATGTGGCTTGAAGCAAATAAAGCGATGAAATCAGCTATCAACCTTCCGTGGTATCGCAGGAAATGAGTTTTACAGATAACTGGTCAGACGAAGAATTCATTCGTCAGATGAAAGAATTAATCGGTAACGAAGGAGATATTCATGTCACTTGCAACCACAGTGAAGGAGAGCAAGTTACAGAGACGCATGTACACGCAGAAAGCTCTCTGGTATCGCCATAATGGTGACCGCGAAGGAATGCGGGTATGCCTTAATTTGTCCCGAGTCGAAGTATTAAATCAGCGTTATTTCCTTGGGCCGTGTCCATTCTGAGGTGAATTATGGATTTGAACAAATTCGATGAGCCATTCAGCCCTGAAGATATCGAATGGCGAATACAGCAAAGCGGTAAAACACGCGATGGCAAGGTGTGGGCTATGGTGCTGGCTTATGTCACGAACCGGGCAATCATGAAACGCCTGGACGATGTTTGCGGCAAAGCAGGATGGCGCAATGAATACCGCGATATTCCCAACAACGGCGGAGTTGAATGCGGCATATCAATCAAGATTGATTCCGAATGGGTAACCAAATGGGATGCTGCTGAAAACACGCAGGTAGAAGCCGTCAAAGGTGGTCGTTCAGGTGCAATGAAGCGTGCTGCCGTTCAGTGGGGAATCGGTCGGTATCTGTATAACCTTGAGGAAGGTTTCGCACAAACATCTCTCGATAAAAAGCAGGGGTGGCACAGGGCAAAACTGAAGGATGGAACAGGATTTTACTGGCTCCCTCCATCGCTGCCGGGATGGGCAATCCCAGCATCAGATAACAAACCATCACCAGAAAATACCAACCAGAAATCTCCATCGGTTGACTGCGAACAAATCCTGAAAGACTTCAGCGATTATGCGTCAACAGAAACTGATAAGAAAAAACTCATCGAGCGTTATCAGCGTGACTGGCAATTAATGGCTGGCAACGAGGAGGCGCAGGCTAAATGCGTTCAGGTAATGAACATCAGAGTTAACGAACTAAAACAGGCGGCATAAATGGCAAGCAGAGGCGTAAATAAGGTGATTATCCTTGGTCGGGTAGGACAAGCCCCGGAAGTTCGATACTCACCATCAGGAACAGCGTTAGCTAACCTGACAATAGCCACATCAGAACAATGGCGAGATAAAAATACTGGCGAGCAAAAGGAATTGACTGAATGGCATCGTGTTGCTGTATCCGGGAAACTGGCTGAGGTCGTGGGGCAGTATGTGAAAAAAGGTGATCAGATTTATTTCGAGGGAATGCTGAGAACCAGAAAGTGGAAAGACCAGTCAGGGCAAGACCGTTACACAACCGAGGTTCATGTCGGAATTAATGGCGTGATGCAAATGCTTGGCGGCATTGGCGACAGCAAACAACAAGCAGCCAGCAGGCAATCACAGAAGCCACAGCAGCAATCATCACCAGCACAACACAACGAACCTCCGATGGATTTTGACGACGATATACCCTTTGCACCAGTAACTCTCCCCTTCCCTCGTCACGCTATTCACGCAATTTAAGGACTTACATGAATCACTTAATGGTTGACCTTGAAACAATGGGCAACGGGCCATACTCGCCAGTTATTTCTATTGGGGCGGTATTCTTTGACCCGAATACCGGAGAAACAGGAGAAGAGTTCTCGGTAAATATCTCGCTTGAGTCATCAATGCGATATCGGGCGCGTCCTGACGCTTCAACGATTTTATGGTGGATGGAACAGAGTGAAGAAGCCAGAAAATCGCTAACCAGCAACACTCAAGAGCTTTCAACGGCTCTTTCATGGTTATCTGAATTCATCATAAAGAACGCCAACCACAAATTCGTTCAGGTTTGGGGGAATGGAGCATCATTTGACTGCGTTATTCTCCGCAACAGTTATTCGCTGACAGGGCAGCCAGTTCCGTGGCAGTGGTGGAATGACCGCGACGTAAGAACAATCGTCGAACTTGGGAAGGTAATAGGATTCGACCCTAAGCGAGATATGCCATTCAAAGGAACTCGCCACAACGCGCTTGATGATGCCATTCACCAAGCCAAATACGTTTCAGCGATCTGGAAAAAGTTAGCTAAATAATCAACAGGAGAAAACCATGCCAGCGCCTCTGTATGGTGCGGACGACGCGCGCCGCTGTTCCGGCAATTCCGTATCGGAGGTGCTGGATAAATTCAGAAAAAACTACGACCGGATAATGTCGCTACCGCAGGAAACGAAAGAGGAAAAGGAATTTCGCCACTGTATATGGCTTGCAGAGAAAGAAGAACGCGAGCGAATTTACCAGACATCAATCCAACCATTCCGCAAAGCCACATATACCCACTTCCCTGAAATTGACCCGCGCCTGCGTAATTACCGCTCACGTTATGGCGCTATCAGTAATGACTGAGGAATTTACCATGAGAGGACTTGCATACAATCCCGGCATTCTTCCGGCAGAAATGATTATTCGCCAACGCGTAAAGCCAATGCCATCGAGAGAGGAATTGCTTAAGAGAAATTCTTTTCCATCAGTAAATCAAAACAAATATCTGAATGCGATGTGGCGGAGTGGGAAGAAATGAAACAAATGTCACTAATTGAGATGGATGGATTTCTGAAAGGTAAATGCATCCCACGAGATTTAAAGGTTAACGAAACAAACGCTGAATATCTTGTCCGTAAGTTCGGTGAACTTGAATCAAAACTCAACGAGCAGCGTGAGTATTACGAGGGCGTTATCTCGGATGGGAGTAAGCGTATTGCTGAACTGGAGAAAAGCGAAGAGCAACTCATCAACGAGCGTGACCATGCTGAGTATGCTTTAGCTGATATGTATTTTGCAGCAACCGGGAACAGGCCGGAATGGAGTAACTGTTTCAGTTTTTCAGATGCAGTAGATGCCGTAGTTGACAGAATTGCTGATTTAGAAGTTAAACAGCCATCGCCAGTAGTACCGGAAGAAAAACCAATGCCGAACCCTCTTAGCATGTATGCGGTTGATGCGGTTGCAGCTATTGCAGAGGTGAGAGGCTGGAACGCCTGTCGTGCCGCCATGCTTCATGGTGCCAAACCTGTAAGCCAAACTTACAACTTGCCACAAACGGAGTTTGAACAGGTTGCTGACCTCTACAAAATGCAATTTGATGACGGTCGCACTTGTGCCTTTCACACTGATGCGCAAAAGGCTGCTCAATGGCTTCAGACGTGCGACGGAAACAGAGTTCAGGAATACGTGAAGCTGGAACGGTTGCAGAATGCGCTGTCTGGCAACTATCCGGTAACTCCGGATGGTTGGATAAGCTGTAGTGAGCGAATGCCAGATGATGGTCAGCACGTAATTATTTTATGTGATGGCGCATTCGTTCTTTATGCGCAATATCGAGACGGTGAGTTTTTTGATGTTGTCCGCAATGGTGAGGAGTTCTTCGAAACGCAGAGCCGCAATGTAACCCACTGGATGCCGCTACCAGAACCGCCGCTCTGATAGCGAATCTTATACATATCTTTTACATCAACAATATATTGTTAATTTCCAATCAATGTTACGTTGTCATCTCACTCATGCTTTGGAGGTAGTGATATGTCTTGTCCAAAATGCGGTTCTGGAAATATTGCAAAAGAAAAAACAAGGCGTGGATGGTCTGGAGATTATGTGTGCAGTGATTGCGGATACAACAACTCTAAAGACGCATTTGGAATGCGCGGTAAAAACGAGTTTAGTAAAAATAATAAAGAACGCGGAAGCAACGAAAAAAGCTAAATTATTTATTCATATATGAAAACAATGTAACCAATATTCGAATTGAAGAACTGAAAGAACACTAAGCCGCCTGATGGCGGTTTTTTATTGGAGACAAGAAATGTCAGATTTGGCTATGAAGATTTTGAAATGGCAAACGACTGGCGATGTCGGCATCAGTAGCGCAACTCTTGCCTCAATCGCATGTGGACTGAAAAAGAATATCTATGGTCATCACTTCGGCGCTCCACATGACGCAGCCGATTTCCGACGATGCGTTGCACTTGTTGAGCAGATTCCAGAAATCAGAGATTCATTCGACAAGGTTGCAAAGCGCGTTCCGGCATTCAAAGGCATCCTCAACGAATGGGATTCTCTCGTTGCTCTGTTGAAGTCTGAAATGAAGATACACGGAAACAAAGCACCAGAGACTTACAGAAGAATCAGAGAACTACGCAAGGACTAACTATGGAATCATACAGCCTCACACTCGATGAGGCCTGACAGTTTCTCAAGATCGCCAGATCTACCGCAACCGACAATAACCGCCACTGAACGGTTTATTTCTTTATGGAGAAACCATACAAATGACAATCAATATTCAGCCGATTCTAATAAACCGCGAGCGTGTTCAGGAGATGCTTGGTGGTATCTCCAGAACTACTTTTTACCGGAAGCGTAAACAGTGGGAGCAATCAGGGACACCATTCCCTCGGGAAGTGGAAGAAATCCACCCACCGAAAGGCGGCGCCCTCTTTCGCTACAAGGAAGTTATTCAGTTTTGCAAAGATAAAGGATTGATTTCCGAACACTCTTGAATTTTCTTAGCCCATAATTCTGCTGCGTCCTGCTGCTCGGGGATGTAGTCATACTGGTCATAAACAGCCAGCATCCCCGTGAGTTTATGCCCGAGAATTTTCTCCGAAACATGAGGTGCTACTCCAAGTTCAGCCATTTTTGTTTTGCACGTTCTGCGCAGATCGTGCAATGACCAGTGCTCGCCCCCCATAACATCTTCTACCTGTTCTGCAATAGAAATTAGGGTGCTGGCAGACATTGGGCGATTTTCCTGTAACTTAGCCGGAGGAAATACGATTGACAGATCAGGGTATAGATCAAATACCTGCTGCAAATAATCTGCTGCGAGTTTTGAAATACCGCGAACAAATCGCTTACGCGTTTTTGAGTTCTCTTTCGGTATAGTCCATTCTCTAGACTTCAGATCAAAATCAGTCTTCTTAGCCAACCGCAATTCAACACCACGACAACCAGTTAACGCAACAATTCGAATAAACATTTTGTTTTGCCACGACATTTTCGTTTTGTCGATGGCATTCCAGAATGCGCCTATCTCAACATCGTTAAGAAAACGTTCGCCATTATTAGGTCTACTGCCGATATCATTAATCTCAAGAAGCATCAGTGCATTTGATGTTATGCGTTTTCTGCGTAACGCATAGCGGATCACTTGCTTCATCTTCACCAGTACATTTCCCGCCTGTACGGGTGACCCACCTTTTGTTATGCGAATGAATATTTGCTCCCACTCTACAGGACTCATTTCATCTGCAATCAGCTTACCGTAATTGTCGGTGATGTGAAGTTTCAGCATCCGCTTCCAGTATTCGTACTTCACCATCTCTTTTACTGAAGGAGTATCAAACCACTCGTCAACTAGGGTACTGATGCTTGGGGAACTTGATGCAATATCTTTGGCTTTCTTCCTTTGCATGGCTGGGTCTTTACCCTTCTCCAACCACCCTTTACACTCTTCCAATGCATCGCGAGCTTCCTTAAGCGACATCTTCCCGTACGTTCCGAGCTTTAACCTGGCGGGTTTTCCATTGAAACGATAGCGGTATTGAAAGGTGATAAGTCCCTTCGGGCTGATCCTGACAGAAAGTCCGCCTCCGTCAGCTATCTCCTCAGGTCCCTCATATGCTTTTCCGGATATACGTCGCAGCTTTGTATCGTTGAGTGCCAT